GGTAAATACATTGTATCTAGTAGTTTCTCCTCTACAAGTAGTTTAGGAGCAGATGTGTCATTAATTATTTATGGACAAGTACAGTCTTTACTAGTAAACTTTGATAGAGAAATTGAAGAAGAAGATTTACGTCTTACTGAACAAGATGATCAAAGAATAAGTGAAGATGCTTTAACTAATGTAATTTATGGATCTATTGTAGCAGAGTCAACTTTAAAACCATTTAGTTCTACTGCTTATATAAAAAAAGAAAATGTTTGGAAAGAGTTTATACCTTTTGTTAAGTTTAATGGAGTATGGGTTACTCCAGAAAAAACCTATAGAAAAGAAAATGGAATGTGGAAAAGGATCTATTAAATGGCAACAGTTAAAATAAGTGGTTTACCAGCAGCTTCTGCTGTTGTAGGTGCTAATGAATTTGAAATAAATGAAGCAGGAACTTCTAAAAAAGTTACTGGCAGTCAAATAGCTACCTTCGTTGCTGGAGGCCCTGCAAATAATGTAGCTATCACTGGTGGATCAATTACTGGTATTACTGATTTAGCTGTTGCTGATGGTGGTACTGGTGCAAGCACTCTTGCTGCAAACAACGTATTGCTAGGTAACGGTACAAGTGCTTTACAGGTAGTGGCCCCAGGTGCTAGTGGTAATGTATTAACTTCTGATGGTACTACATGGACAAGTACAAATCCACAAGGCGTTCCTACAGGCACTATGCTAGATTTTGGTGGGAGTTCTGCCCCAACAGGCTATTTACTCTGTGATGGTTCAAACGTAAGTAGATCTACTCAAGCTGCTCTATTTGCTGTGCTAGGCACAGAATTTGGTGCTGGCGATGGCAGTACAACTTTTGGCTTACCTGATTTTAGACGTAAAGTTGCTGTTGGCTCTGGCGGAACAAGCACGGCAACATTGGGTAATGCTCGAGGAAACACAGGGGGTGCAGAAACGCACACGCTTGTATCAGGTGAAATGCCAAGCCATACGCACACGCAAAATGCTCATACACACACAGTGCCGATTACTACTAACGGCGGGAGTGGTAATGGTTTTGCTGGCCCAGATGGTACTGGTAACACAACTACTAGTTCTACAACCGCTACCAACCAAAACACAGGTGGAGGCGGCGCACACAACAATATTCAACCTTCCTTAGTTGTAACCAAGATAATTAAGACTTGAGGCACATATGAAAATTATTTATAAAAGTCAGTTACCAAAACCAGAAGCAGAAGTTCGTGCAGACCTTAATAATTGGATTTTACAAAAAGAAGCCCATAAGCAAACCGTAGGCATACCTGCACCTTTTCCTGAGTATGAGCTACTAAACATTTTGTCGGTAGATTTTGTAGTAGTAGATGATAACGAGGAACTGCCAGAAGAACCAAAAACTATAGAAGAATTAAAGCAGCTAAAGAATGCTCAAATCAACAAATGGAGAGCCGAGGCTAATCTATCTTTTTTTCCCTATGAAGATAAATTAATAGCTACAGACAGATTAGCTCGTTCAGATATTGATGGGGTAGCTTCATATGTGGCCTTATTTAATGCGCTGCCACCTGCTTTTCCTGGTGCTTGGAAAGCAATAGACAACAGTTATGTACTTATCCCAGACGTAGACACATTTAAAGCCTTAGTTGCCGCTATGGTTACTCAAGGAAACACTAACTTCTTAAAAAGCCAAAAACTAAAAGAACAATTAGCCGCTGCTAAAACAGAGGCAGAAGTAACAGCTATTCAGTGGGAGGAGTTATGAAATATCTTGCTCTAAGTTTGTTTTTAGTTTTTTCAACTAGTCTGGCAGACTCAGGGCAAGTTAAAGAAATGACTCTTCCTACAGATGTAGGTGAAGTGGTTTTAACTATGGAACCTTGCCCTTTACCTAATGAACTTGGTTTTGACTATTACGCTTATGCTACTGAGTTTAAAAACCATGATCATATTGGTTGCTGGAATGCTGATGATGAAATTGTACAGATCTGGTTCATTAATGAAAAGATTGTAGCTGTATATAAGAAGACCTTATTTAAACCTAGACTATCAGTTTAAAAAGAAGAAAAAATGAACGAACAACATTTATTTAATGTAATTATAGCTGTTGCTGGAGTATTTGGTGGATGGTTACTTAAGTTAATATTTGATGCCATTACAGAACTTAAAACAGATATGAAAGAGTTGAATCAAGAGATTCACGAAGACTTTCTTAGAAAAGATGATTATCGTATTGACATAGCTGATATTAAGATTATGCTTAACAGAATTTTTGAAAAATTAGATAGTAAGGTAGATAAGTAATGGAAGCTCAGTGGCATAAATATCCTAACTTTAGTAAAAAAGAGTTTGATTGCACTCACTCAGGTAAGAACGAAATGCAAGATGAATTTATGCAATTGCTGCAAGAGTTACGAGAAGAACTTAATTTTCCTCTGGTAATTACTTCAGGATATAGAGATAAAACACATCCAATAGAAGCACGTAAAACTCATTCTAATGGAGAGCATACTCAAGGTATGTGTTGTGATGTTAGATGCTTAGATGGTGGTACTAGATTTAAGATAATTAAAAAAGCATTAGAACTAGGTTTTACTAGAATAGGTGTAGCTAAGACATTTTTACACCTAGGACTTGGAGGCAAGAATTTGCCTAATTATGTTATTTGGGATTATCAATAAGGAGTTGTTATGTTAGCATATTTATTAGAACGCGGTAAAGAAGCATCTACTTGGAGAGGTTTAGTAGCTCTGTTGACTGCTGTAGGTGTAACACTAGAGCCAGGTCAAATGGAAGCTATTGTTGCTTTAGGTCTAGCTGTAATTGGTGCTATTGGTGTGTTTGTTGCTGATAAAAAATGAGTTGGCTTAATGCAATAGTAGTCTTTTTTAAAGCTATCATAGAAGGTATAAAAGCTGCCTGGATCTATGATGCTGGTAAAACTAAAGAAGCTTTAAGACAAATGGAAAGAGCTGAAGATGAAATATCTCGTGCTATTGCTGCTCGTAACGCTGACAGCGTGTCAGACGACCAAGACCCCTACAATCGTAACAACAAGTAGTGTCTCTTGTGTAGCTTTTCAGCCTATTACCTATTCTGGTGTTTCTGATACTAGAACAACTATAGAGCAAATAAAAGCACACAATAGAGTTTGGGACGAATTGTGTAAGGACAAAAAGAATGGCAATTAAAAAAGGTAGTGAAACTTTTGCTGGTTATAACAAACCAAAACGCACTCCTAACCACCCAACTAAATCACATGCTGTTTTAGCTAAAGATGGTGATAAAGAAAAGTTAATTAGATTTGGACAGCAGGGTGTTAAAGGTGCTGGAAAAAATCCACAATCTGAAAAAGATAAAGCACGTAAAAAAAGTTACTATGCTAGACATAATGCACAAGATCCTAATCCTGACAAACTCTCAGCTCGTTACTGGTCTCATAGAGTAAAGTGGTGATGCAAAATAAAGTAGATCAGATTAAAGAGGCAGCAGAGCAAGACCTTAGTGTATTCATTAAACTTGTAGCTCCTCATCTTCTTCTTGGAGCAGTACACCATGAGTTAATTAGTTGGTGGGGCAGAGAAGATGCTAAACATAATCAACTTGTTCTACTTCCACGTGGACACATGAAGAGTAAGTTAGTTGCTTATAGAGCAGCTTGGTGGATAACTAAACATCCTGAGACAACTATCTTATATGTTTCTGCTACTGCAGACTTAGCTGAAAAACAGTTATACCAAATCAAACAGATTATTGACAGCCCTATCTATCGTAGATATTGGCCTGAGATGATTAATGTAGAAGAAGGTAAGAGAGAGAAGTGGGCAGTTGCTGAAATCTCGGTAGACCATCCACAACGTAAGTTAGAAGGCATTCGAGATGCCACTTGTAAAGCTGTAGGTTTAACTAGTAATACTACTGGTTTTCATGCAGACATAGTTATTCTAGATGACATTGTAGTTCCAGGTAATGCTTACACAGAAGATGGTAGAGAGAAAGTTTCTTCTGCCTACTCACAACTGGCTTCTATTGAGAACCCAGGAGCTAGAGAGTGGGTAGTAGGAACTAGATACCATCCTAAAGACATTTACGACACAATGGTTGGGATGAAAGAAACCTTGTTTACTTCTGATGGAGACATTGAAAGTGAAGAAGAGGTTTACGAGTTATTCCAAAAAGTAGTAGAGACTAATGGTGAGTTTCTCTGGCCTAAACAAAGTAGATCTGATGGTAAGTTCTTTGGATTTGATGACAGAGAGTTAGCTAGAATTAAAGCTAAATATATTGATAGCACACAGTTCTATGCTCAATATTATAACAATCCTAATAGTGCTGAAAACTCTAGAATTAATGTAGATAAGTTTCAATACTATGAGAGAAGCCTTCTTAAAGAAAGAGAAGGTGATTGGTATATAAAGGATAGGAAGCTTAATGTATATGCTGCAATTGACTTTGCGTTCTCATTAAGAAAACAGGCTGACTATACTGCATTAGTTACTATTGGTGTAGACAACTTAGGTAACTTCTATGTTTTAGAGATTGATAGGTTTAAGACAGATCGTATTGTAGACTACTTTAATCACATTCTTAAAGCACATCAAAAGTGGGGCTTTAGAAAGATTAGAGCTGAAATTACAGTAGCTCAACAAACCATTGTAAGAGAGCTTAAAGAGAGTTACATTAAGCCTAATGGAATTGCCCTATCTATAGATGAGTTTAGACCTAATAGACACCAAGGTGATAAGAATGAGCGTGTATCTACCATCTTAGAACCTAAGTATGATAACTTACAAGTGTGGCACTATCGAGGAGGTAATTGCCAAAGTTTGGAAGAAGAGCTTGTTATGCAACATCCTCCACACGATGACATTAAGGATGCTCTAGCTAGTGCAATTGACATTGCAATTATTCCTAAACAAAGAGTAAGTAGCTTTTCTACAGGAAGTAATATAGTAACCCACTCTCGCTTTGGCGGGGTTAGTGCTTAAGGAAAAATATGGCTGGTAAAGTCGCTCAAATTAGAGATGTAATGAATAGAGAAGACTTAGCTAGAAAGTTAGCTGGTCTTTATAATCAATGGTGGATTCAACGCAGTGATAAAGAAATTGAATGGCGTGAACTTCGTAATTATCTATTTGCTACAGATACAACTAAAACAACTAATAGTAAACTTCCTTGGAAGAATAAAACTACTTTACCTAAGCTAACCCAAATTAGAGATAACCTTCATGCTAATTACATGGATGCTTTGTTTCCTAATGACAACTGGTTAAAGTGGGAAGGTTACAATCTAGAAAGTGTTACTGCTAAGAAACGTTTGGCTATTGAAGCCTACATTAAAACTAAACTTAGAGAAAGTAACTTTAGAGAAACTATTTCTCAATGTTTATATGACTACATTGATTATGGTAACTCCTTTGCGGAAGTAACCTTCGTAGATGAGGGTCATGTAGATCCTTTTACAGGTGAAACTATTAATACTTACAGAGGTCCTAAGTTAGAGAGAGTTTCTCCTTTTGACATTGTATTTAATCCTACAGCTAGTGCATTTAAAGATAGTCCTAAGTTTACTAGATATATTAAATCTATTGGTGAGTTTAAGAAAGATTTAGAAAGTAGACCTGACTTAAATTACGATAGTGGTGCTTGGAAAAAAGCAGTAGAAGTTCGTAAGCACATTGGTGCTTTTAGAATGGAAGATGTAAACAAAGCTGAGGGTTTCTTAGTAGATGGTTTTGGTAGTTTACAAGAATACTACCAATCAGGCTTTGTAGAAATCTTAGAGTTTGAAGGAGACATCTACGACGAAGTAAATGACACTCTTTATGAAAATCGTCTAATTACTATTATTGATAGAAGCTACATTGTTAGAAATATCCCTAATCCTTCATGGTTAGGTAGAGATTCTAAACATCATGTAGGTTGGAGAAATAGACCTGACAATCTTTATAGCATGGGTCCTCTAGACAATTTAGTAGGTTTACAATATAGAGTAGATCACTTAGAAAACTTAAAAGCAGATGCTTTAGATTTAACCATACATCCACCTATTGTTATTCAAGGTGATGTAGAACCGTTTGAGTGGGGTCCAGGAGCTGACATTCATATTCCTGAAGATGGAGCTAT